CCCAGTGACATCTCAGAGCATCTTGAGACAATCCGCTCGCACGCTGCTGGCTACCAGCACGTCACCGAGATGGGCGTGCGCGGTGGCGTCTCCACCTGGGCTTTATTGTCTGCGAGACCAAAACGATTGGTGTGCTACGACATCCTGCCGATCGATATGAGCGAGCATGCCCGCATCGCGGCTGAGGAGCATATCGATTTTGAGTTCAAGCAGCTCGATGTGATCGAGGCAGACATCGAGGAGACCGATTGCCTGCTGATCGACACGTGGCACACGTACAGCCAGCTCTGCGCTGAGCTGCAATTGCACTCGCCACGTATAAGAAATAATGGGCACATTATCTTACACGATACATATACGTTCGGTTATATCGATGAGCCTGCGTATCCTCACGCGTCGAGCGCAGCTCTGCGATGGGGCAAAATGAGCGCTAAGCGTGGTCTACGATTAGCGGTCACGGAGTTTGTCGATCGCATGCCCGACTGGCGCATCGTGCTAGATCACCCGCACAATAACGGGCTCACAATCCTGCGCAGATCAGCCTAGGATCTCACGCAGGAGCCAGAGCGACCAATACAGCGTCCAGCCGAGCGCTGCCGAAAGAAGGCCAGCGCCAAACCAAGCAAACGTCTCGTCATATCGTGTCGGTGGTGATCTCTCATCCATCATCGATACCTCACGCATGCGTACCAGCCGTTGCGACCACGTACCACCGACTGCTCGACGATTGGCCGCTGGCCGTAGTAGCAGCAATTGCGAAGAGCCTGCGCTGCTGAGCTCGAGGAAAACCCAACGCCCTCGTAACGATACGACCCGCCACGATGCGCCATGCGTCCCTGCGCAGCGCTTGTGCTAGCGCTCTGGTGAGCGCTCTGGCCGATCATCAGTCCTGCAATTAACGTCAAAATCACGGATCACCCCTCGCACCCAGTCCTGTACCATCAGTTGATCGCCCACGCGGACGACGCAATTCTGCCTGATGGCATCTCTCATGCGCTTTATTTCGCGCTCGAGTTTTAGTATGCGCTGCTGCGCCTCCAGCAACCAATCAGCCTCGTCACTGGTCATATGTCGCCCTCAGCATCTCGAGGCATTTGATTGCCTTGTCGATATCCTGCACGCCATTTTTAAGCGTATGACGCCACACATACTTGGCCGCATTACCCGCCAAATATGCTCGGTATCCGAGCACACCGAGCCCTGCCAACTGAGCTCTGGCGCAATCGACATCAGAGCCATCACGCGGATCATAATGAGCCGGGTTGATCGGATCCATACCCCATCCTCCTCAGTACACGTTTCATACGTTGTAACGCGTTGCGCCAGTTTCTTGAGACTGCTGCCCGCACCTGCCCTAAGTCCTTGGCAGCACACGCAAACGACTGATCATTAAGCCATGCCTCGACTGCATACCGTTCATGTGGCAGACAAAATAGCAAAGCCTTGCCAACGTCTCTAGCCACGACTATTGAGTCTTCAGCAGATCCGATGATGTCCTCATATGGAGCAGCTAGATCGTAGTCGCCGATCGTGCCCACTCGCATCGTTTTTCTGCGCTCAACCTGCCGCTTGACATGATGCGAGCGCTCACGACGAACAATCTGGTATACCCATGTCGAAAACGCACCACGGGCAGGATCGTAGGAGTCCATGTGTCCGAGTATCCATGCGATCATCGATTGTGTCCAGTCCTCAGGATCTAGGTCTACAGGCTGGAATCGTCGCGCGGCTGCGTACACAAGCCGTAACTGATCGTCAGTCATAACACTCTCTACAGTATGGTCGGAGATGCCCAGTGCCATCGTCCTCGCTGCCACCATACTCCTCGACCTTGGAGTGCGCCCACAAGGGCAAGCTTTTTTTATTGCGAGTCATTGCCCGGCGACAATTGCAACAATCCATGATGATCGCATCCTCAGGCAATTGCAGCACACGACCTGATGCGTCCATGGTGGAAACCACGACTCCGCTATCCTGCATGCGATCACGCACCTCGAGGTATTGCTGCCGAGCCAGCAGCAATGCCTTAGCCTCAGTCGCATCGATGCGCTCGATGCCACGGCGACCCTCCTGCGGCACAGTACTCGATGGTCGTGTCGCTCTGACGGATACGCGGATCTGATCATCAGGATGTGTCGCCATCGCTAATACCCCATCAGATCAGCGAGATCAGAGCTCAGAGCGTGACGGACCGCAGCTCGATGCTCTCGTAGCGCACGGCGCACATCCTCAGCTATTGGTCCGAAATACTGCGGGTACACGCGCAGCACCTCCAGCGCCGCCTCCACCTCATACGGATCACAACTCACGTAGTGCATGATGCCTCCTCCTCAGTATCCTCACCACCGATCGCCCAGGTACTTGACAAATGCTCAGGCCAGAACAGAATCCGTTCTTCTGCCTTAGCTGAGCGGTTGAGCTGGCTACTCAACTCGCGAGCAACCTCCTCCGTGAGATTGCTGATCATCGCCCATTGCGTGCCACGATGCTCGACCATGACCTGCCATAATGGGCGCATAGAACAAATCCTGCAAACAAAAACGGTGACCATGGATGACAGTTCAGCGGCAGCATGCCCGCGGATTGCCTCGCTACAACGAGTAGCAAGGCCCATGGTCACCGTTGGCTCATGTAGTCTCAATCCGAGTAAACATCTTCCCGCTCCATCTCAGCGTCGCCGTTAGTCTCGCGCCAACATGCGCGACAAAGACCATCCGCGATCATGACTCGCTGAGCGCCACACTGGGCGCAGGAGTCCTTGTGGTCAATCCATGGGTCTGTCATCTGTTCCTCCAGATACGCTAAGTGTTCCAAATATTTTTTGGATAGCTACGTCAACAAAAAATCCCAAATCTTGTTGCGTCCCCCCCTTTTCTGCCCAAAGCAATCGTAATGTTTTTACTGTTTGAGCGCTAAGGCGAAGCCTAACTTGCACTTTGTCATTTTCTTTTTTACTTGTTTCTTTTTCCATTTCTTCAAGTAAATCTTTAAATGCAAATATTTGATTCATGTAACTATCCCCCACGATTCAAAATGATTCTTCATGCCAGCTTTATGAAAAGCTTCGCATGCATCATTCTTTCTAAACATCCTTATATTTTTTCTTGATGGATCAAATAAATTTAGGGCATTATAATATTCTGAAACTTGAACAGATCCCCCACGTTTAATAATGCCTCTATTGTGCTGTTTGTTTCTCATATAGGTAAGATGTACATCTGGAATTTCAATGACCTCTGTGGGCTTGCATAGTGCTAAAAAACTTAAGCAAGCATATTCTCTATCATTTGGCTTTAAAATCCATGAAGATACAAATGCCGCTCTTACTGGAACATTTTGGCCGTTTGTCGAAATAGAATTTTTAACTGAAATAGCTGCCTCTAAAGAATCAGCCATATTGAGTGCTGGTAATGGTTGCACAACTGTGGCACCATAACACAAATAGTTAAAGAATTTTACCAGTTGTGCTGATTGTTTTGGTATTCCAGCAGTATCTGATAAAGACCTTCTTGTGCCAGTATCCATGTATCTATAACTTTCATCGCGTTCGTTAAAAACCACAGCCAAAATACATGGTTTTTTTGAAGCAAAAATGCCAGCTAAACGATGCTGGCCATTTAGCAACCGCCCATCATGAGTAAATGCAATTCCTTGTGAATGAATTCCCCAGTTTCCTGATTGAATAATTTCTTTAAATTGTTTAACTTTTGCAGTTATAAAGGGGCGATTATTCCAATTATTGTTTTCTAAAATAGACTTTGCAAGTTCTGGACTAATTAAAACATAATGCGACGTTCCATATTCTGTAAATCTGCGCAGAGATCGAAGTTGATCGATGTTTGCTAAGGCAGCAATTAACTGCTCGTCTGTAATGCCATTAAGCATGTTCATGATTCGCTCCTCTAACATCCAAACCTGCCGCAAAATCACGGCATCTCACGCCCGAGCCTCGATGCTCGGCTAGTACCCGGCACAGTTGGCACTGTGTTTCTGTACGCGTGAGAGCGATGAGTGACTGGGTACTCACCGCACCCCGGAAGCCTCAGCGCTGAGACGCTGCCAGTCCTCGGGGCATTTCGATGTGCGTGCCGGATCGAGGTGGACCAAGTCCGGCATCAGACTCCTCCGTGAGTCTCTGTCCTCGTAAGCACAAGGTCAGAACGGCATGTCCACTGCCGTGAGCGTCAGCCATGACGCTGTCTCTGGTATATAGCAGTTGATCTCGCTCGGCGAGGTACCCGAGACCACTAGCTGACGGATAGCTGAGACCTGCATCTCACGCGTCTCAGGATCTTGGCCGATCTGAACGAACGCAAACAAGGACTGACGTTTAAAATCTGCTGCGGTGACGACCGGCACCTTAACGACTGGAGCAGCCGGTGGCGCAACCGCTGGTCGTCGAGGAGCACTATGCCCGAGCTCGTTTGTCGGAGCTGGCGCAGTGCGCGGACCAGGAGTAAACGCTGGTGCCTGCGCTGACGTGACGTTGGCCAGCGGGATCTCAGGATCTGCGACCGGGATGGCTCGCATCACTCTTGTGCGTGATCCTGATTTATTGAAATCGACAAATATCTTGAACGTCTTGCCAATCAGAGCATCAGCGTCAAACTCCTCGCCAGCCGCAAATGCTCGCCCAAGCATCGAGCGCATCAGCACACCAAGGCCGTTCTGGCTCTTAAGCACGCATGGCGTGAACGCTGTGCCACGCTGACCCGTCTTTGGCCCTTGCAGCACTTCATACTCCCATGCAAGGCTTGAGCCCCAGTCTGGGTGTAGCTCGCTAGGAGGCAGTGTTTTAACCTCTTTGAGCCGTGCTGTATATTCGCCCGCAGGCAAGTCTTCGCGTACATCACTCTGAGCAACCAATTTCATGTCAAACTCCAGCTATCGTATAACGGTGAATATCACCTCTCGTACCCGTACCCGTTCGACGCAGAACACCTGCATCGACCATCCTCGCTAGGTGGCTCTCGATTGTCTGCCGGGTTCGACCCATGGCAGTAGCGATCTCGTAATGCGACATCGGCTCACCGACTGCCAGCATGTGCGTGATCGCTGTATGGATCCCGCGCGCCTCGGCGTCTCGCAGCGATCCGCATACCGTATATCCCTCATCTCCAAGCTCGATGACCAGCTCCACTGGCGTCTGCCTAAACCTGCTATTGCTCCTCAGCGTGCGCTGACGACAATCGACATCGTCTGGATTAGTGCGTGACAACTCAAACGTCACCTCAGGCCATGCCATCAGGGCCGACGACCCGCGAGCGCCAGTACCTTCAGGACCGCCACCTTTTTTCAAATGGTGGATGACCACAATCGCTACGCCAGTCTCCATGAGTCGCCACAATGGCAGCAGCGCATCGTCGATCTCCGTGGCGTTGTTCTCATCACGTAGCGGCATGTTGCGCATCAAGGTATCGACAATCAGTAGATCAGCTCGGTGGTCGATGCAATCTCTGACCGTAGCAGCAACCCACTCTCGCCACTCGACCATCGTCGGGCGGCTTGTGAACGGTCGCACATACCATGCGACATGGTCGCCAATGCCGATGATGTCGGCGCGTTCCGCAATCGTCGGCCCATCCTCCTCAGTCAGAACTAGTACTCTAGCTGGCTGAGTCGTCAGGCCTAGGAACTCTCCACCATCTTGCAATGAGCGAAGGAGATGCGAGATCAAGGTCGTCTTGCCGACCTTGGGGTGTGCGCTGATCATGGTCGCCGCACCGCGCCTAATGCACCCGTACCAGAGCCAATTCATGGCAGGATCAGTCCTCGGTAGCTCTGATGTGAGCAGGTATCGGCGCTCACGTCCGTCTGGATGTCGTCGCACTGGATCTGGTGTAGATTGGCTCACGACCGGATCCTCGACTGCTGATGACGTGGCCGTATCGGGAG